GCTGAATCTCAAGTCACCCCGCCCGGCGAACAGACCCAAGTAGCCGCGCCGACCGACGTTCAGCCCACCCCCGCAGCGCCTGCTGCCGAAGCGCCGGCCCCCGCGCCGACCGAAGGCAACAAGGCCGAACAGCCGCCGGGTGCGCCCGAGAAATACGAGTTTGCCGCGCCGGACGGCGTGCATCTGGGCGATTCGGTCCTTTCCAAGTTCTCCGAAGCCGCCAAGGCGGCCAACCTGCCGCAAGACGCCGCGCAGCGGATTCTCTCCGAGGTGGCCCCGGCCATCGTCGCCGAGCAGGCCGCCGCGCTGGAATCCATCGGCAAGGAGTGGGCCGAAGCCTCCCGCGCCGACAAGGAAATCGGCGGCGAGAGGTTCGACGAGAACATGGGCATTGCCAAGCAGGCCATGACCAAGTTCGCCACGCCCGAGCTGACCAAGCTGCTGGTCGATACCCAGCTTGGCAACCACCCCGAGGTGCTGCGCCTGTTCCACCGGATCGGCAAGGCCATTTCCGAGGACAAGGTGATTCCCGGCAACGGAGCGCCGACGCCCACCGCCAACGACCGCCTGGCGGCCCTGTACGACAAAACCCCCCCTTCTGCCTGATCTAAGGAGATCCCATCATGGCAACCCTTCCGCTCAGCGGTCGCAATACCCTGATCGATGTCGCCAAGTCGTTCGGTCCGGACGGCAAGGTCGCAACGGTCGCCGAGTTGCTCAACCAGAGCAACGAAATCATCACCTACATGAACTTCATCGAGGGCAACCTGCCGACCGGCCACAAGGGCGTGGTTCGCACCGGTCTGCCGTCGGTGACCCTGCGCAAGTTCTACAAGGGCGTCGCTGCCAGCAAGTCCGGCCGCGCCACCATTGAGGACGTGTGCGCGATGGCCGAAGGCCGGAACGAGATCGACAAGGATCTGGCCGACCTCAACGGCAACACCGCCGCCTTCCGCCTGTCCGAAGGTCTGGCGTTCGTCGAGTCGATGAACCAGACCTTCGCCCAGCAGATCATCTACGGCGACACCTCCACCAACCCCGACGGTGTGCTGGGCCTGACCCCGCGCTACAACAGCCTGTCGGCCGCCAACGCGAGCAGCGCCAACATCATCGACGCCGGCGGCTCCGGCTCCGACAACACGTCGGTGTGGCTGGTCGTCTGGGGTGAGAACACCGTCACCGGCGTCTATCCCAAGGGCTCGCAGGCTGGCCTGCAGCAGGAAGACCTGGGCGTGATCGACGCCTTTGACGAGAACAGCAACCGTTTCCGCGCCTATGCCGAGCTGTGGAAGTGGAAATTCGGCCTGCATGTCAAGGACTGGCGCTACGCGGTGCGGATCGCCAACGTCGACGTGTCCGACCTCACCGGCCAGACCGGCACCCAAGCCGTCACCGCCGCCACCTGGCTGAACAAGCTGATGATCAAGGCGCTGGCCCGCATCCCGTCGATGGGCATGGGTACTGCCACCTTCATGGCCTCCCGTACCGTCAAGGAAATGTTGTCCGTCGGCGCGCTCGACAAGAGCCAGAACGCCCTGAGCTTCACCGATGCCGTGAATCAGTACGGCAACGTGGCCCCCGGCTCCGTGGCGGGCCAAGGCACCGGCATCCAGGGCGGCGTGCTGAAGTTCATGGGCGTGCCGGTCCTGACCGTCGATCAGATTCTCGCAACCGAGGCCCGTGTGGTCTAACCCAAGGAGAACGCAATCATGGGCATGCTCGACTCCCAAACCAACCTGGCGACCGCGCAGGCGATCACCTCCACCGGCGACACGGCCACCACCAACATCTACGACAGCGGCAGCGACGCCTCCGGCGATCACTCGATGACCGGTGAGAACCTGTGGATCAACGCCTTCGTGGATACCACCTTCACCTCCGGCGGCTCGGCCACCATCCAGGCCGTGCTGCAGGATTCGTCCGACGGCAGCACTTGGGCCGACAAGGCGATGGGGCCGGCCGTTGCGGTTGCCAACGCCACCGCCGGCGCCACCCTGCTGCAGATGCAGCCGCCGACCGGTCTGCGCCGCTACTTCCGCATCGTGTGGCGCGTCGGCACCGCTGCGATGACCGCGGGCAAGGCCACGGCCTACGTCAGCAACACCATCCAGCGCAACATCGCGCGGCAGTCCGGCTTCACCGTCGCCTGATAGGAGGTTGCCATGTCGAAAATCATCACTCCGTCCGTCGGCCGCAAAGTCTGGTATCGCCCCTGCGAGAACGATCTGAAAGGGCCTGTTCCGATGGCTGTCGTAAAAGACCAGCCTTTGGATGCAACCGTAATCGCCGTCTGGGGCGATCGCATGGTCAACGTCGACGTGATCGACATCACCGGTCGTCACTTTCCGATCCTGTCCTGCGATCTGCTGCAGGAAGGCGATGAACCGAAGAAGGACGCGAACGGCAATCTCTTCGGCCGCTACTGCGAGTGGATGCCGTACCAACTCGGCCAGGCGAAAAAGGAAGGTTCCTGATCATGCTCGTCATCGCTACCACCAAGGGCTTTTTCGGCCAGTACCGCAACGAGGGCGACGAGTTCGAGGTGCCGGAAGGCACCAAGGGCTCGTGGTTCAAGCCGGTTGATGTGCCGGAAGATGAAGCAGCCGCCGCGCGCCGGCCGCGCAAGCCCAAGGATGAGAAGGCCGAAAGCGGCACCGCCGGCGGCCTGTCCTGATCTCCTCCCTGCCCTCGGGCAGTTCCCGCGGGGCGCGTCGAAAGGTGCGCCCCGTTTTTCATGAGGTGCCGACATGGCTTCCGAAGTCGATATATGCAACCTGGCGCTTTCCCACCTCGGCGACACCGCTACCATTGCGTCGCTTGATCCGCCCGAAGGCAGCGCGCAGGCCGAGCACTGCGCCCGGTTCTACCCCATCGCCCGCGACGCGCTGCTCGAGATGCACTCATGGGGCTTTGCCACGCAGCGCGTGCAGCTCGCCCAGCTTGGCGGTGGGTGGCCGGAATGGGACTACGCCTATGCAGTGCCGCCGGGGACCGTCAATGTGATCGCCGTCCTGCCGCCGGACGCAACCGACGACTACAGCCAGAACGGCTATGCCTCGTCCTCGCTCACCGGCTTCTCGTCCGGCGTGCCGGAGTCGGCCGGCGGGCAGTACGTGCCGCAGCCCTTTTCCTGCGAAGTGGATGAAGCCGGCCGGCAGGTGATCTACACCGACCAGCCGAATGCGGTGCTGCGCTACTCGACCATTGTCACCGACACCACGCGCTTCTCTCCGCTGTTCGTGGCCACGCTCACGCACTTGCTGGCCAGCTACCTGGCCGGCCCGATCCTGAAGGGAGACGTGGGCCGCGCCGAGGCCGCGCAGCAGCTCAAGTTTGCGCAGAGCTACCTGAGCCAAGCCAAGGAATCCGACAGCAGCCAGCGCCGCGTGCGGCCCGATCACGTCGTTTCTTGGATGGCGGGGCGCTGACATGGCCAACATCCGCACCTTCCAGGCGTCGTTCGGCGCCGGCGAAATCTCCCCCGAGATGTTCGGCCGCATCGATGATGCCAAGTACCGATCCGGCGCCGCGGTGATGCGCAATTTCATCGCCAAGCCGCAAGGCCCGGCTGAGAACCGGGCGGGCTTCCGCTTCGTGCGCGCGGTGAAAGATTCGACCAAGCGCACCCGGCTGATCCCCTTCACCTTCAACACCACGCAGACGATGGTGATTGAGCTTGGCGCGGGGTACTTCCGTTTCCACACCCAAGGCGCCACGCTGCTCTCCGGGGGCGCGCCATACGAGGTGGCCAACCCCTACGCCGAGGCGGACCTGTTCGACATCCATTACGTGCAGTCGGCCGACGTGCTTACGCTCGTGCATCCGGGCTACGCGCCGCGCGAGCTTCGGCGGCTTGGTCCCACGTCGTGGGCGCTCACCACGATCAATTTTGCTGCACCCATCGCCGCGCCCGGCGCCCCGACAGTCACCACGGCAGGCGGCACCACGACGAAATACACCTATCACTACGTCGTCACCGCCATCGGCGCGGACGGTATCAGTGAATCCGTGGCAAGCGCCGACGGCTCAGTGTCGTCCAACCTGTTCGAGACAGGCTGCACCAATACCATCAACTGGTCGGCCGTCACCGGCGCAACTCGGTACAACGTCTATAAGCTGCAGGGCGGGCTCTACGGCTACATCGGGCAGACCACTGGCACCAGCATCGTGGATGACAACATCGCGCCGGATCTGTCCGTCGTCCCGCCGATCTACGACACGGTGTTCAGCACGTCCGGAAACTACCCGGGCGCCGTCTCCTACTTTGAGCAGCGCCGGGCCTTTGCTGGCACCACGAACGACCCGCAGACGATCTGGATGACCCGCAGCGGCACCGAGTCGAGCATGAACTACTCGTTGCCGATCCGCGACGACGACCGGATCAAATTCCGCGTGGCAGCCCGGGAGGCCAACACCATCCGCCACATCGTGCCGCTGACGCAGTTGCTCTTGCTTACCGGCGCCGCGGAATGGCGGGCCACGTCGCTCAACTCTGACGCGATGACGCCCAGCAACTTCTCGGTGCGGCCCCAGAGCTACATCGGCTCTTCCAACGTGCAGCCGATCACGGTGAACAACACCATGCTGTACGTCGCCGCTCGCGGAGGTCACGTGCGCGAATGCGCGTATTCATGGACGGCCAACGGGTTTCAAACCGGCGACCTTTCCCTGCGTGCGGCGCACTTGTTCGACACCTTCGATATTGTCGATGCGGCATACAGCAAGGCGCCGTACCAGACTGGCTGGTTCGTCTCCACGTCCGGCAAGCTGCTTGGGCTAACCTACATCCCGGAGCAGCAGGTGGGCGCCTGGCACCAGCACGACACCGACGGGGTTTTTGAAAGCTGCGCCGTGGTAGCAGAGGGCGCCGAGGATGTGCTTTATGCGGTCGTCCGGCGCACGATCAACGGCGCCAGCGTCCGCTACGTGGAGCGCATGGCATCGCGGCAGTTCGCCAATCAGGCCGACGCGTTTTTCGTGGACTGCGGCCTTACCTACGCCGGCGCGGCGACGAGCACGATCAGCGGGCTGGGCCACTTGGAAGGCAAGACCGTTTCCATCCTGGCCGACGGCGCCGTGCATCCGCAGCGCGTCGTTACCAGCGGCGCGATCACGCTCGACCACGAGGCGAGCACCGTTCATGTCGGGTTGCCGATCACTGCCGACCTGCAGACGCTGCCGGTCGCTGCGGCCATCGACAACGGCTATGGCCAAGGCCGCACGAAGAACGTGAATAAGGCGTGGCTGCGCGTGTTCCGGTCGTCGGGCATTTTCGTTGGGCCGGACGAGAGCCTGCTGGTGGAGGCAAAGCAGCGCACCACCGAGCCATACGGAACGCCACCGGCGCTCAAGAGCGAAGAGATCATGGTGATGACCACGCCATCGTGGCAGGACGGCGGGCAGGTGTTTGTCCGGCAGGCCGACCCGCTACCGCTCACGGTTGTTTCGCTCACCGCGGAGGTGGCGATTGGGGGGTGACGTGTGCGCGTGCGCCACCGCCGCCGCGCCACCATGACGCCAGATCACCGGAGATCATCGTCATGGACCCGCTCACCCTTCTCTCTGCCGTCTCGCAAACTGCCGGCGGCATTGGCTCTGCCGTCGGCGCCTACTACGGCGCCAAGAGCACCAAGAGCGCGCTGAAGTATCAGGCCGCCATGTCGGCCCTCAACGCGCGCCTTTCCGAAATGTCCGCCCAGCAGGCACTGTTCAAGGGCCAGCAGGACGTGGCCGCCTCGACCATGCGATACGGCCAGGTTAAGGGCAAGCAGCGCGCATCGCTTGCCGCCAACGGCGTTGATGTGGGCACGGGCAGCGCCGCCGAAGCGCAGGCAGCGACCGACATCATCAAGGACATCGACAAGGACGCGCTTGAGGCCAACGCGATTCGCAGCGCCTGGGGCTACCGCCTGCAGGGAACCGACTTCCAGAACCAAGCTACGATGGCCGAAGCCAGCGCATCGACGATCAACCCCACGTCGGCCGCTTTCACATCCCTGCTTGGCAGCGCAAGCGGCGTGGCCAAGAGCTGGTATCAGTTCAGCAAGGCGGGGGGCTGATCCATGCCGACCGTACCCACCCCCACCGTCCCGACCGTTGGCGCGACCGACTTCACCGGTCAGCGGCTGAACGCGCCGCAGATGCGCAACTTTGCGCCCGAGCAAGCGCAACAGGCTGGCACCGCCCTGCAACGCGCAGGCGAAACCGGCATGGCCATCGCCACCGACATGCAGCTGCAGGCCAACGCCCTGCGGATTGACGACGCGCTCAACCAAGCCAAGGAAGCGCAGCTTAATCTGACCTACGGCAAGGACACCGGATTCACCAACCTGAAGGGCCTTGACGCCGTTCAGCGGCCGGATGGCATTTCGCTCGCCCAGGAGTACGGCGACCGCTTCAAGCAGCAACTCGACAAGATCAGCAGCACCCTTGGCAACGACGTGCAGCGGCGCACCTTCCAGCAGCACGCCACCGGGATGGCGCGGGAGATGCAGAAGCATCTCGACCAGCACGAGGCGCAGGAATTCAAGACCCATAGCCTGTCCGTGTCAGAGGGCGTTATCTCAACCTCCCAGCGCGAAATCGCGCTTGGCTACCAAGACCCGGACACCATAAACGGCGCAATCGAACGGATCAAGGCCGAAACCTACCGGCAGGGCAGCTTGCTGGGGAAGTCCGGCGAGTGGCAGCAGGCGATGGCGCGCAAGGCCGCAAGCAACGGCCTGACGCTCGCCATTGGTGCGGCAATCGAGAACAACAATCCGATCTACGCCGACAAGCTGCTCAAGCGCTACGCCGGGCAGATGGACGCCGACGACATTCTCAAGGTGCAGGGCCACATCACCAAGCAGATTGACACCCAGATCGGCGTCGGTGTCGCCACCCAGGTGGTGCAGCAGGCCGCGCCGAAGCTGGCGCCGACCGATGCCGACCGGGCATTCAACATCCTGCTGGGCACTGAGAGCGGCGGCAAGCAGTTTGCCGCCAACGGGCAGCCGCTCACGAGCCCCAAGGGTGCCATTGGGATCGCCCAGGTGATGCCGGGCACCGCGCCGGAGGCGGCCAAGCTGGCCGGCCTGCCGTGGGATGAAAACCGCTATCGCACCGATCCAGAGTACAACAAGGCGCTGGGCCAGGCCTACTTCACCAAGCAGCTGCAGGACTTCGGCGGCGACCTGTCGCTGGCTTACGCGGCCTACAACGCCGGCCCAGGCGCGGTGCGCAAGGCACTGGCGAACAGCCAGAAGCCGGTGATGGTGAATGCCAGCGCAGACCCCAACGCGCCGAAACAGATCAGCTGGCTATCGCTGCTCCCACAGGAAACGCAGCAGTACGTCGCCAAGAACATGGCCGCCTTCAACGGTGGGGCAGGGCAGCCGGCCCGGCCCTCCCTGGCCGACATCGACGCCCAGCTCCTGAGCAACCCCGCCCTGGCCGGTAACCCGCAGCGCCTGAAGATCGCCCGCGAGGAAGCCGCGCGCCAGTGGAAGGTGCAGGAGGACGCGATCAAGCAGCGCGAGGAGGAGGGCACCTCCAACGCCATGCGGATGCTTGTCGCCAACGGCGGGCGCTTTGCCGATCTGCCGGCCAGCGTGCGCAACGCCATCCCGCCCAAGGAAGTGGATAACGTCCTCGGCTTCGGCGCGCGGATCGCCAAGGGCGAGGACATCACGAGCCCGCTGCTCTACGCCAAGCTGTCCGCCGATCCGGCCCAGCTCGGACGCATGTCCGACGCTCAGTTCTTCATGCTGCGCCGCGAGTTGTCCGAAACCGACTTCAAGCACTTTGCCAACGAGCGCGCCAAGCAGATGGGCGGCGCGCAAGGCGCCAACGGCCCGGGCGACATCAACAGCGGCGCGATCAAGCAGACGCTCGACGCTCGGATGCGCATGCTCGGTATCGACCCGACCCCCAAGGACGATGGCGGGAAGGACGCGGCCCGAGTCGGCGCCATCCGCCAGTTCGTCGATCAGTACTTCATTGGCGCCCAGCGCGAGGCCGGCAAGAAATTCACCGACGCCGAAGTGGCGCAGCACCTCGACGGGCTGTTCGCCAAGAACGCCACTTTCCGCGGCTGGTTCTCCGACTCGTCCGGCCCGATGCTCGGCATGAAGGCCGGCGACATCCCGAGCGCTGACCGTGACGCGCTGAAGGCCGCATTCAAGCGCCGCGGCGTGGATGACCCGACCGACGCGCAAATCCTCAATGCCTACTGGACGATGAAAGTAGCCAAGCGATGACCACAGAATTTGACGATGCGGTAAGCCGCTCCCTGCAAGCCTCCACCGCTGGCGCCGCGCGCGTCGGCTTTGCGGCCGCCGTCGATACCTCGCCTGACGCCTACGCAGAGGCGCAGCGCATCGCCCGGCGCACTGGCATCCCTGTCGATTCCGTGCTGGCCTACCCGCAAGACGCGAAGCGCGAGGCGGCCGTGGGCAGCATCAACTTCGACACCCTGGCCAAGACCGCGCCGGCCACCGCTGCGCTGCTGGCCGACGTGGAGAAGGCGAAGATTTCCCACGACGATCTGCAGAACCTGCAGGACACCGAGAACGCGCTGAAGGCGTGGCAAGGCCCAAAGCCGACGTTTTCATCGGTGGCCGGTGGCTTTGCCGAGGCGCTCAAGTTCAAGCCGCTGACGGCCTCCCTGCGTCTTGCGTTCAACGATCTGCTGTTTGGCGCTGGCACTACGCCGGAGGATCAGGTTCGCCGCGCCGATCTGGTGCGCAAGGCCGGACAAGCGCAGGCACAGCAGGCCGCCGCCACGCCGGCCTTCGAGAGCCTGACCGCATCCGGCCTGTACGCCGGCGGCGTCTCTCTGCTGCAGAACCTTCCCGGCCTTGCCGCGTCGATCATGACCGGCTCGCCAGCCCCCGGCCTCGCCCTGGCCGGCATCAACAGCGCGGCGCCGGCCTACGGAAAGTACGCTTCCCGGGGCGCGACCATCGGCGAGGCGACAGGCGGCGCGCTGGCAGAGGGCGCGCTGGAAGTTGCCACCGAAGCTCTGCCGATGGGCTTCTTCGTGTCGAAGTTTGGCAAGGTCGGCGCGGGCGAGTTCGTCGCCGGCATGCTGGGTCGCGAGATTCCCAGCGAGATCGTCGCCACCGTGACGCAGAACCTTGTCGATGCGGCCGTCGCAAATCCGGACGTGACGATGGGCGACTATCTGCGCCAGCAGCCGGACGCGATCTATCAGACCATCCTCGCCACTCTCGTTCAGGGCGGCGTGATGGGTGGCGCGTCCAAGGTGGTGCAGATCGCCAGCGGCCGGGCGGCCCAGGCCGACGCCGCCGAGCGCACCGCCCAGCAGATCGAGGCGCTGAACCAGATGGCCGCGGCGAGCAAGGTGCTGCAGCGCGACTCGCAGACCTTCGAGCAGTTCATCGCCACCGCGTCCGAATCGTCGCCGGTGCAGACCGTGTTCATCGACGCCAAGACGCTGCTGCAAACCGGCATGGCCGACCAATTGTCCGCCGCCTCGCCGGCTGTCGCCGCGCAGCTGCAGGACGCCGCCGTCACCGGCGGGCAGATCGCCATCCCGGTGGCCGAGTACGCCGCGAAGATCGCACCGACCGAAGCGGCAGGCGCGCTGCTCGACCACCTGCGCACCGATCCGGAAGGCTTTAGCCGCTCCGAAGCACAAGCCTACATGCAGGAGCAGGCGCCCGAACTGCGCCGCGAGATCGAGCGCATCATCGCCGACCAGCAGGGGGATGAGTCGTTCAAGGCGTCGGCCGGCGTGGTGAAGGACATCATCAAGCAGCAGCTCGACGCCACCGGCCGTTTCACGCCGGACGTGCATGACGCCTACTCGACCATCGCGGGAAACTTCTACGCCGTGCAGGCGGCCAAGCTGGGGCTCACGCCGGAAGCGCTCTATGAGCGGTATCCGCTGACGGTGACGGCGGAGGGGATGGGCGGGCAGACGTTTGACCAAGCTGATCGTTCTGGTAATGTTGCGGGCATGGCTGACGAAAACAGCGTCGCCGGCAACCAAGCGCCCACCCCGGCCGGAGACGTTGAACAGGGAGGCGAAAACAACGCCCTTTGGCGCCAGTACCTTGAGTCAATGGGGCTGCGCGAAGATGGGGAAAAAATATTCCATAAATATGGCATGGAGATGATCCGCAGCCGTATTGAAGAAGATTTCAATATTGCAATTCCCAAACTGAAAGCAAAGGAGCGCAGAAAAAGCTCGGCGCTGCGAAAGGTACTTGATGGAACAAAAATCCTCGATAGCGATGGCGCGCCGTTGCTGCTTTATCACGGGACAGATAGGGATTTTGATGAGTTTGACGTAAGTTCATCCGGCGGCATTGACATCGGGGTGTGGCTAACTGATGACTACGAATATGCAGATTGGATTGCAAAAGGGCCGAATACAAAAGGCTCTAAGGAAGGTGCAAATATTCGAGCGGTTTTCCTGAAAAGCAAGAAGCCGTTTGTCTTTGACATTCTTAAAGAAGGAATAAAAGAGGCAAAAAAAACAAAAGTTCCACCTCCTGAAACTCCAATGGAAGCCCAATCATTGCTTTCCGGGGCTGAGGGGTGGGATAACGTTGTCGCGCAAATTTCTGCAAGCGCAAAGTCGAAAGGTTACGACTCTCTGGTGTTGAAAAACTTCAACGACAGATTCATGACGGGGGTAGTAACTACGGCCTATATTGCGTTTAACCCAGATCAAATTGTTGATTCAAGAAACTTGAATGAGTCCGGCGCGTCGGTAGGTTCCGACGCCTATAAGCAAGGCCCGCGCGGGTCCTTCTCCCCGTCCCGCTGGTCAATGTCCCTCATGAAGGGTGCCGATCTATCCACTTTCCTGCACGAGTCGGGCCACGCGTTTCTCGAGATGCAGTTCGACATGGCGGCGCGCCTGCAGGCCATCGACGAACTCACCCCCGGCGAGCAAAGCCTGATGGCCGACACCAATGCGCTGCTGCGCTGGTTCGGCCTACGCGATATGGCCGAATGGCAGTCGCTCGACTTTGAGGAAAAGCGCGATTACCACGAGAAGTTCGCCCGCGGCTTTGAGGCATACCTGTTCGAGGGCAAGGCCCCGAGCATTGAACTGCAGGGCCTGTTCCAGCGCTTCCGCGCGTGGCTGCTGGCGATCTACCGCGACATGAAGGCGCTGAACGTCGAACTCACAGACGAAGTGCGCGGCGTGATGGATCGCATGGTGGCGACCACCGAGCAAATCCAGCTTGCCGAGATGGGCCGATCCATGATGCCGCTCTTCTCGACGGCGCAGGATGCCGGAATGACGCCGGAAGAGTTCGCCGCCTACCAGTCCATCGGAACGCAGGCGACGGCCGACGCCATCGAGGATTTGCAGGCCCGTGGGCTGCGCGACCTGGCGTGGATTCAGCGCGCAAAGGGCCGCGAGGTGAAGCGGCTGCAGAAGCAGGCCAAGGAGGCCCGCGACGAGATCGAGCGCGAGGTGCGCCGTGAGGTGATGAGCCGGCCGGTGTATCAGGCGTGGCAGTTCCTGACGGGAAAGGCCGGGGATAAGTCCGCCGCACAAGTTGCCCACGAAAAAGCGCTTTCCGAATGGAAGGATTTGCGAAAGGCGTTTGAGGAAGAAACCCGTGACGCATTGAAGGCCAAGGTGCTTGCGGAAAACCCGGAAGCGAAAGGCATTCAGCGTGGGCAGGTTTTGGCGAGGAACAAACGCCAAATTGACATTGACGTGGCACAGGCCATGCTTGGGTGGGATCGGGAACACGCAAGGCCAGTTCCTCCTGCCCCTCCAGGGCAAGGCGAAACGGCCAACGGTTTTGAGTTCGGCAAGCTCTCCCTGCAAGGCCTCGACGACATCGGCGCCAAGCCGGAAGCCGTCGCACTGCTCAAGGCCCGGCGCATGACCGCCAAGAATGGTATCCACCCAGACATCGTGGCCGAGCGCTTCGGCTTCTCGTCCGGCGACGAGCTGGTGCAAGCGCTGGTAGCGGCCGAACGCCCGGCCGACGAGATCGAGGCGCTGACCGATCAGCGCATGCTCGAAACCAATGGCGATCTGGTGACGCCGGAAGCCATTGAGCGCGCGGCCGACATCGCCATCCACAACGACGCACGGGCTCGCATGGTCGCCACCGAGGCCAACGCCCTAGCGAAGGCCGTCGGCCAGCGCAAAATCCTGGCCGACGCTGCCCGCGAGTACGCCGCGGCGATCATCGCCCGCTTGAAGGTGCGCGAGATTCGCCCGAGCATGTACGCCACCGCCGAAGCCAAAGCCGCCCGCGCTGCCGAGAAGGCAAGCCGGGCCGGCGACATCGCTACCGCGGCAGCCGAGAAGCGCAATCAACTGGTGCAAGGCTACGCCACCCGTGCCGCCTACGATGCGCAGGACGAGATCGCCGCCGGCCTGCGCTACCTGAAGAAGTTCGATACCGACGCCACCCGCAAGGGCCTGACGCCAGACTACACCGACCAGATTGACGCGCTGCTCGAACGGTTCGACCTGCGCAAAGGCCAGAGCCTCAAGGCCATCGACAAGCGCAAGAGCCTGATGGAATGGCTCAACGCGCAGCGTGATGCGGGATTTGAGCCCGACGTGCCGCCGGAGCTGGAGAACGAAGCGCTGCGCAAGTCCTACAAGGACATGACCGTCGAGGAGTTCCGCGGGCTGGTGGCCACGGTCAAGCAGATCGAGCACCTGGGCCGGCTCAAGCAGCGCCTGCTGACGGCGGCCGACCAGCGCGCCTACGAGGTGGTTCGCGACGAGATCGCCCGCAGCATCGAGGCCAACGCCAATGGGCGCGAAGCCGACACCCGCACTCCCGATTCCGTGCTGGGCCGCTCGCTGGCGACAGTAAAGCGCTTCGGCGCGGCGCACATCAAGGTGGCGACGTGGGCCAAGATCATGGACGGCGGTAAGGAGGGCGGCCCGGTCTGGGAATACTTTGTGCGTCAGGCCAACGCCAAGGCTGACTTCGAGACGACCCGCCGTGCTGAGGCCACGCTCAAGCTGTCGGAAATCCTGGCGCCGGTGTTCAAGGAGGGCAAGCTCTCGACCCGCACTTTCTACCCGAGCATCAATCGCAGCCTGACGCGCGAGGCTCGGATTTCCATCGCTCTCAACTGGGGCAACGAGGGCAATCGGCAGCGCCTGGTTGGCGGCGAGGGTTGGACGCCGCAGCAGGTGCTGCCGGTGCTGCAGTCGCTCACGGCAAACGAATGGGCGGCCGTACAGGCGATCTGGGATCACTTCGAGAGCTACCGGCCAGAGATAGCCGCCAAGGAGCGGCGCGTCTATGGGAAGGAGCCCGCATGGGTGCAGCCTATCCCCTTCACCCTGCGCACCGCCGACGGGCAGGACGTGAGTCTTCGCGGTGGCTACTACCCGATCAAGTACGACACCGCGGCAAGCCAGCGCGCTGAAGAGCACGCCGACGCGGAAGGCGCAAAACGCCAGATGCAGGGCGCCTACACCAGCGCCACCACGCGGCGCAGCTTCACCAAGGCGCGGGCGGAAGAGGTAAGCGGCCGGCCGCTGCTCTACTCGCTCTCTGGCATCTACTCGGGGGTCAATGACGTGATCCACGATCTGGCGTGGCACGAGTGGTTGATCGACACGAACAGGCTGCTGCGTTCCAACACCATCGACGCGGCCATCCGCGGGCACTACGGGCCGGACGTGAAAGCGCAGTTCAAGAGCTGGGCCGCAGACATTGCCGAGGGCGAGAAGGGCGCGCAGGATGCCATCGACAGCGCGCTCAACTTCGTGCGCCGGTCGGTTAGCGTGGCCGGCCTGGGCTTCAACCTGATGAGCGCGGTACAGCAGCCGCTCGGCTTGTCGCAGTCGGCTGTGGTCGTCGGGCCGGGATGGCTTGGCCGCGGGCTGTCGCGCTACATCACCGCACCGGTGGCGGCCACGCGCGAGGTCAATGCTAAATCCAGCTTCATGGAAAACCGGGCGCGCACGCGCTTCCGCGAACTCAACGAACTGCGCAACCAGGTTGAAGGGCAGAGCGCCGTCAAGGAGTGGATCGGCCGCTACGCCTTCTGGATGATGATGCGCTTCCAGCAGGCGGTGGATGTGCCTACCTGGCTGGCCGGCTACGAGCGCGCCATCGCCGACGGCAACACCGAAGAGCGCGCCATCGCGTTGGCGGATCAGGTGGTAATCGACAGCCAGGGCGGGGGGCAGCTCAAGGATCAGGCCGCCATCGAGCGCACCGGCCCGGGTGGAAAGCTTTTCACGGTGTTCTACTCGTTCATGAACACCGCGCTGAATGTCGGCGTGGCCGAAAGCATGACCGAGACGAGCCGGGCAAGGCTCGCCGCCAAGTACGCGCTGCTCTACATCGTGCCGCCCATGCTGGGCTTTGCGCTGAAGAACGCCGTCACCCCGGGCGACTCTGGGGATGATGACCCGGAGAAGCTGGCCCGCAAACTGGCCGCCCAGCAGATCGATTACCTGATGGGGCTCATGGTCGGAGTGCGCGAGCTATCAGACGTGGCCAAGACTTTGGCCGGCGCCAACGACATGGGCCGCGATTACCAAGGGCCGGCGGGACTGCGCCTCGTCGCTGATGCAGGAAAGTTCTCCCAGCAGCTAGCCCAAGGCGAGTTTGACGACGCGCTGCGCAAGTCCTTCGTCAATATCCTGGGCGATCTGGCCGGGCTGCCGTCGGCGCAGATCAACCGCACGATCACCGGCGCCCAGGCGCTGGCCGATGGGGAGACGGACAACCCGGCGGCGCTGGCCTTCGGGTTCCAGAAGCCGCGTTAGCGTGCTTTGATTACAACCATTACGCCCGCCCGCTGACGTGGCGGGACGTGCGGAAGTTGCTTCGGATTGATTTCGGAAACCCGAAGCAAAAAGCACCACCAGACGCCCATGGGCATGCCGCCATTTTCTTCGTACCGCTGCCAGGTGCGAACGGAGCATCCGACGATGGCGGCGCACTGCGCCTGGGTGTAGCCGTGGCGCTCGCGGACGGCCGCGACCAGAGCGCCATCGGGCTTGTTGCAGATTTGTTTGATGGTGAGGCGGATCATATTTACAGCCACCACTTCGGGCGAAGAAGGCGCGCGCGAAAAAGCACAAGCTCCGTTTTTTCAGAGGATTTCGCAGCGTCTTCCGCCGCAATCAGGTTTTTGGCAACCATCCAGCGAGTTAGGTATGGAGATGCATGGCCAGAGTACGGGTAAGCCTTCTGTTCAAGAACCGCATCGGTGCATCCAAGAGCGCAGATCAACCCTTCGCTCAGGCTGTCACTTTTTGCCATGTCTCGAATGGCAAGAATCTCGTCACCAAGATCGTTGTCATCAACAAGCTTGAGGGCTTGTCGCGTCACGTTTGACAGGCTGAAGTACAGCAGATCATCAAGCACTGCGGCACGGTCGGAGTCAGTCAGCCCGCTCATCTGCTGAAACACCGCAGCAAGGCGGCTTTCTGCGTCTTGCCACTCCCCGGAGGTGGCGGAGACAGCATCAACAAATGAGTGAAGAATGTTTTCGGGGATAGTGTTCATGGTGTTCTCCTTGGTTGATCCGCACTAGCACCCTGTCACGGCGCTAGGACTGAGCAATCAGGCTGTCCGGCCATATCTCAACAAACGTCCAAAAGCCTTCCACCTGTTCCTTGCGGCATGGGTTTGCTTTAGCCACACTAAAGCCCCGCTTCCATGCGCATCAACCGACTCAACCGCGCTCTCCAAAATGCTTGGTATGTTCGCGTGGGACGACAGGATAGGGCGTGCGTTTGGCCGCCCCTTCCGCATCTCTATTTTCGTGGTGACAGTGATGTTCATGACGTTCTCCGCTGTTTCTGCTCGCAAGGCTTCTATTGAGCAATCAGGCAAGCTGGGCTCGAATCACGGATTCCAAGTTCGCGCCTTCCTCAACGTCGATGAAATAGCCGGTCGGCTTCAGTCCTTCGCGGGCTTCTGAGGTGGTGCCGTTCGGCCATACCACGTGAACGCGGCCGCCGCGAATCGCGTATTCATGGGTGACGCTGCCATTGCCCCACCAGTCGGAGTGGGTGCGCGTCACTTCAACATTGCCGTTTTCGAGGGTCTTGATAGTGGTGTTCATGATCTTCTCCTGGTTGTTGTCGGTCGCGTTCATCGCTTCCATGACTCTATGTTAGCACGACAAAACGACGCGTCAAGAGGGGTGTTGATTTGAATGTGCGCGTGCGAACGTGACGGGGGGGTAGCCTGCGGGAAACTGCCGCGGAGCTACCCACCATGACCATCTCTTCCACCATTCGCAAGGCCGGCCCCTATACCGGCAACGACGCGACGACGGTGTTCCCGTTTGCGTTCAAGGTTTTCAGCGCGTCGGACATCCTCGTCGTGCGCGCCGACGACACCGGCGCCGAAACCGTCCTGACCCTCAATTCAGACTACACCGTCAGCCTCAACGCGAACCAAGATTCCAGCCCTGGTGGATTTGTGAAGTTACCCACGGCGCTGGCTTCGACGCTCACGCTGACGATCACCAGCGCCATTCCCAACCTGCAGCCAACCGACCTGACGAACAACGGCGGATTTTTCCCGAAAGTGCTCAACACCACTTTCGACCGTATCGTTATCCAGATTCAGCAGTTGGCAGAATCCCTGGGCCGCTCGCTGAAAACGTCCGTCAGCACCCCGGACGGGGTTGATCCGACGCTTCCGACGCCGGTGCCCTACCAGCTCATCGGCTGGAACGCGACCGGCACCGGCCTGCAGAACACCGACCCGACCTATAGCACCGCGCTGGCAACCGACTTGGCCAGCGCCGGCGCCGGCAAGGGGTCGAAGCTGGTGCGTTTCATCCAGCGCATGACCGGCGCGGTGTCTCGGTGGGTTGAGGACAAGCTATCCGAGACGGTAAGCGTGAAGGATTTCGGCGCCGTAGGTGACGGCGTGACTAATGACGCCGCTGCTGTCGCCGCTGCTGTCGCTGCTGGGGTTGCTTACGTTCCACCTGGAACAACGAAAACCGACAGCCTGCCGAGTGGAGACTATAGGCTGTTCTCATTCGGAGGATCGTTTTCCGGAGAGGCTGCGCTGGATTCGCAATACCCAGCCTTCGGCCCTGGTGTCGGGAGGTTCATTGCTGTTGGTGGCCACAACTCCCTTATCGGGATTGCTTACAACAACAAGGCTGCAAACACCGCCGTTTTCCCCGCTGGCGTCACTGGCTATGGCCGCGCAGACAACGCCGGCAACCAGGTTTTCGGGCTGTTCGGTCGTGCAGATTTGTACGCTTCATCGGGCGTAGCAACCAACGAGTACAACTCTTTCAACTATGGAGGCTCCCCAAGTTCGGCTCTTCCTCCTGATCGCTCGTTCGGGACGGCTCAATCACATCCGATTGCTGTCACCGTAGCGGCAGGCGGCAACTACAACAGCAGCATCGGTATCCATGTCTGCCGCGAAGGCAGTGCGCCGCAATCGTTCTTGACCGGGGCGTATTTCAGCCCGGATGCGTGCGTTAATTACGGCTTATTCATCGACGCCACGAATACCAGCACCCATGTAGCTGCTGTGCTCAGGCACGCAGTTTCAAAGATTGGGTTGCAGGTTCAAGGCTCTGGCACTCCGGTAGCAGCGAACGAATGGCTCACCTACACGGATGGCGCTTCCGTGGTTCGGTTTGGAGTCAAACAAGACGGCCGAATGGTATTCACTACCGGCATCACTCAATCGACGCACGGTGTCGCTGGCGCAGCGGAAACG